TACTGCGCGATCACCTTGTCGGTCTTGCCGGCCGTAGTCTGCAGCGTAGGCGTCCCGGCGGCGCCGAAGTCCCAGATCGCGTTCCAGGTCGGCACGCGGCTGCCGGTGGCGTCCTGCACCAGGTTCAGCGTGTAGGTCACGCCGTCCTTCAGGTTCGTCGGCGCGCCGATGGTCCGGTTGCCGCCGAGGGTGATGGTCGCGTTGAAGCCCTGCGAGGTGTCCCAGGCGACGGTCGCGGCGTCGGTCAGGGAGATGAAGGCCGAGGCGGATGCCAGAGCGCCGGGCGTGATCCCGACATCGGTCGCGGCGAGGGCCAAAAGCCCCGCCACTGTGGCCCCGCCGAGCGGCCCCCACGGACGCCACAGGCTCGTCGCCCCGTCGTAGATGACGGCGAACGACTGCTTCGGACCGAGGTAACGGTCCGCGCCGAAGTCGAAGCGGTTGGCCGCCGCCGAACTCGCGCTGTTCGCCACCAGCGTGATGGGGTTGGCCCCGCCGTTCTCGAAGATCTTGATCACCCCGTCCGCCTGAGCCGCGAGGCCGGTGATCGAGACCGGCGCGCTTGCGGTGAGGCGCAGGATCGTGGCGGTGCTGAGGCCGGTCGGGTTGTAGTCGTTCTGGTTCGCCGCGAGCGGCGCCGGGCTGATATTCCCGCCGAGGCGCAGCGCCTGCGAGATGTTGACCGTCCCCGTAAAGACCGGGCTGCCGAGCTGCGCGATGCCGGGAAAGACCGGCGCGCTGGAGTGCTGGGCGATGTTGCCCGAGGTGATGGTCGATTGCCCGTTCGCCACCGTGACCACCCATAGGGGCGAAAAACCGGCGTCGGCCGTGGGGGTGACCTGCGAGCCGGTGGTCGCCGCGACACCCGCCTTGACCTGCAGCGTCGCCCGGTCCTGCCGGTTCTGGGTGATGTTGTTCTGGATCGGGTTCGCGGGCGCCTGCGTGTTCAGGAAAGCCTGCTGCGTCCCCGTCGAGTCGGTTTCGCTGAAGGCCACTTCGATCAGGTAGTTGATCGACTGGCCCGCTGTGCCGGGCGGCGTGAACCCGGAGAGCGTCGTAGTGTCCCGCAGCAGGCCCTGCTTCAGGATCTGGTGGTCGGGGTTCGTGTCGGCTGGAAGGCCGCCCTGGCTGTTGATGCCGCCCCACGCCGTCGGCTCGAGGGTCTGCACCGAATAGATTCGGCCGGGCGAGATTTGCACGGTGAGCGCCGCCGGAGACGAGGGGCTGCACACCATGCCGGAGACCAGCGTGGAACTCCCAAGGAGGTCCATCGCCAGGAGGCCGATGGCCTCATAGCCGTAGCGCTCGGCGAGCAGGAAATCGACGTCCTGGAAGCCTTGCTGGAAGTAGATGGTCCGGCGGTCCATGCGTCGTCCTTCAAAGGCCGGACGGCGCGCTCAGCACGAGCGGCGTCACGTAGGCGAGCGTCGAGGGGAAGAAGTACTGGCGGTTCGCCGCCTTGGTCGGATGCAGCCCGTCAGGCAGGCCCGTGCTCGGGTCGATCTGCGTGAGGCTGGTGGGCAGCGGGTTCGGCCAGTCGACGTAGTGGCTGAGGAAGTCCACGCCGTTCGCCACGGCCGCAGAGATCTCGTCGGTGTAGTAGTCGCCCAGGTGCGTCCGGAAGCTGTCGCCGGCGCTCGCCGGGCTCATCGTCTGGATGCAGATGCGCGATCGCGGCGACGCGGCCTTCCACGTGGCGATCATGCTGTTGACGTTCGCAAGGTGCGTCGGGCGGTCGATGCCCATGGCGCAGTCGTTGATGGCGAAGCCCTCGGAGAGGATCAGGTCGGGCTTCAGCGCAGCAACGACCGGGGCCATGGGGACGCCCCACGACACCGTCGTCTGCGAGCCCTTGCCGAAATTCACCACCTGGACGTCGCGGTCGACGGCCGCCTTCAGGGCGTTGCGGAGGTCGACATCCCAGCCCGTCGCCAGCCGCCCGTTGGTGAGGCTGGTCCCGAGCAGCGCGATGGTGAAGCAGCGCTTGACCGGCGGCGCCATCAGTTGAAGCCGGCCACGTCGTCGACCCAGCCCTTGGTCTTCAGGGAGATCTGGTCGGCCGTATCGGTGGAGAGCGTGTAGACTTGGCCGGCGCTGTTACAGGCGACCTCGGAACCCAGGTAGTAGGCGTAGTTCGCGGGAGTTCCGTCGTACTGCTTGAACGTCGAGCGCCGCAGCTGGGCGAATTGCGCCGCGCCCCCAAGGCTCGGGACGCCCTCATCCGGGTCCGTGTAGCCAGAGAGGTACGGGTTCATGTCCGTCGCGCCGGTCGACTGGTAGATGACGATGGGGCGCACCTTGATCCCGATCGGAACGCCCTTGAGTTGGCGGAGGACCGGGGTCGGGCCGTTCGCCGTGCCGCCGGCGAGTTCGACGACCAAGTTCCCATTGGTGAAGTTGCAGCGGCGCCCGGTCTTCACGAAGGGGATGATGTTGCCCGAGGCGTCGGTCACCATCGACCAGATGCGACGGAACTTCGTGTAGCCCGAGGGCAGCGTCGGCGCCGTGGCCGACTGCGAGGTCAGGAGGTCCTGGACGTTCGGCGAGCCGGCCTTCCAGATCAGGAAGAGGTGGAAGTAGCTGTTCGCCGGGTAGGCCGTGGAACTGTCGCGGCAGCCGTTGCCCGTCCCCGCGGCCCAGACCGCCGAGATGTCCTTGGTCATCGGCGAGGCGAGCACGAGGTCGGTCGTGTTCGTGCTGTCGCGCGCCGAGCCGACGGAGGTGTCGAACTTGGTCAGGGGCGAAGAGAGGTTCGGCGCCACGTCCAGGCCGACGATGGCCGTTTGCGCCAGCCCCGGCGTCAGCGCCGCGAGCGCCGCCGAGAGCCCGGTGACCTGTGGGATGCCGGGCGGGTTGGAGGGCCCGTAGCAGGCGGTGATCAGGGCCAAGAGCGCCGCCTGGTTCAGCACCATGGGCGCGTTCGGATAGGCGGTGATGTTGCCGGAGACGACGCTGGTCTGCCCGTAGGCGACGGTGACCACCCACACCCCGACGTTGCCGGTGTCCGGGGCGGGCGTCGTCTGGCTCCCCGTGGTGGCAGCAATGCCCGCCTTGGCCGTCACGACAGCTTGGTCGAGCCGGCTCACCGACACCGGAGCGGAAAGCGGCGAGCTAGGCGTGGCGGTGTTGAAGAAGGTCCGCGAAACGGCGGCCGTGTCCGCCTCCGAGAACGCGACCTCGATCAGGTAGTTGATCGATTGCCCCGGCGTCGTCGGAGCCGCCAGCGTCAGCTGCTGGGTGTCGCGGACGACCCCCTGCTTCAGCACCTGATGGTCGGTGTTGAGGTCCTGCGGCAGGCCTGTCGAGGACGGGATGCCCCCGCCGCCGGCATAGACGCCCCAGGCGGTCGATTCGATCGGCTCGACGGCGTAGATGCGCCCCGGGCCGACGTTGACCGCCAGTGAGGCCGGAGAGGTCGGCGTGCAGGCGAGGCCCGCGGCCAGTGTCGAGGCGCCCAGGAAGTCGAGTGCGAACAGCCCGAACGCCTCGTAGGAGGCGCGGTGCATGGTCAGGAGGTCCGCCGCGAGGGGAACCTCCTCCCGGTAGAAGGTCGTGCGATCCATGCTGGCCTCAGGTGAACTGGACGAAGTAGGTCCGGCCCGCCGTGCGGACGCGCTCCAGCGCGTTGAGCACGTCGGTGGGCGTCGGTCCGTTGGCGATCGTGTCGGCGGCGTCCGCGAGCGCGAAGGTGCTCTCGAGGCCCGTCAGACTGTCGTTCAGGCCGGGCACGTTGGGGATGCCGAAGCCGCGGGGGGCGGGCGTGGTGATGTAGACCGTGTTCGGCGCCGTGGGCGTGCCGATGGGAACCGTCCCAACCCAGAGCGTGGCCCCGACGCAGCCGATGTCGGCCGGGCGCCAGCCTTCGTAGATGGCCGGGTGGTTTCCGGTCAGGTCGAAGACGGCCCGGTCGATGCCGGTGCGGGTGTTACGCGGCCGGAGGACTTCCAGGCGGATGCGGCGCGAATAGACGCCGTCGGGCTCGCCGCCGAAACGGTGCAGCGCCTCGCCAAAATAGTCGCTGGCCCCGAGGTCGAGCCAGCCGCCCGTCATGGTGGCGAAGCGGGTCTGGAGCTTGGCGTAGAGGTACAGCGAGTAGAAGAAGCTCAGCACCCACGCCGCGCCCTGGACCAGCGCATTGAACGCGGGGCTGTCGTCCTCGCGCCCGAACCACGGCGGAAGGTTCTGCTTCAGCCGGGCATAGCAGTCGGCCTGGTCACCGATCATGGCGTCAGCGTCACCGCGCCGGCCTTCGCCAGCTGGTTGGCCGTAAGCGCGATGTCCGTGGACCCGGAGTTGAGGGTCAGGCTGGTGACGGTCTGCACGTAGGGCGACGCGTCGTGCATCACCTGGTCGATGCGGCTCACCGACACCACGGGCGCGTTGAGCGGCAGGGTGTTGAGATAGTTCTGGACCGCCAGCACGACCGCGGCCTTGGCGCTGGCCTGGGTGGCCGCGCTGAGCCCGGCGACGTAGCCGATGATCGCGCTGACCGCGACGGGCACGATCACCGGGGCATAGATGCCGAAGCCGTTGCCGCCCGCGGCCCTATGCGCGTCCACCGCTGCGCCAGCCGCGTTCAGGAGCGGTGTCGGCGGCGCGCCGGTGCCGTCGTCCACCACGAAGTAGAAGAAGCCCGGGTTCGAGGTCCCGTCGTGGTTTGCGTTCTCCACGATGACGCACTGGACGCCGCGCTGCAGGGCCTTGATCGCGTTGGCCAGCGCCGCCGGCGTCGCCTCTCGCAGGCTGAGGATGAAGGACCGGAACCGGGTGAGATACTGGCCGTCGGTCTCGGCGTCGAAACCGTTGGTGAAGGCCGAGCTGTTAGTGACGGAATCGACGCCCGGAATGGCTGAGGTGATGGTGTTGATCGCGCCCGCCACGGCGTTGGTCGCCGAGCCGGTGTTCACCGCCTTGACCGGAACCGTGACGGTCCCGATCCCAGCCGCCATGACATAGCCGCCGAGCGCGGCGTTGTAGGCCGGGTTCGTGGTGTCGATCGTTACCGCGTAGGCCTGCGACCCGTCCTGCGTGGAGACGGTCGTTTGGCTCACCCCGGTCGGGTCGACGGGGACCACGACTTGAAGCGAAGTCGAGAGCCGGGAGAAGGTGACCGCGCCGGTGGCCCCGATCGCGGGGAAGCGCGTCAGCAGAGTCGCGTCGGACGCCGTGGGCCCGCTCGCCCAGTCCGCGATCCAGCTGTCCAGGTCTGGGCCCACGCTGGTCTGCGCCCGCGTCGCCTTCAGGAGGGCAAGGAGGTTCGCCTGCAGCCAGAGCACGACGCCGGAGAAAGCCTCGGCGACGGCCAGGTTGATCGACCCTTCGGTGAAGTCCAGGAGGCCCGAGGCGGACGACTGGACCGCGGCAGCGATGCCTTGCAGGAGCTGCGGGAAGGTCTTCGTGGTCACGTCGGCCATGTCAGGGCGTCACCTCGAAGGAAAGCGGGACGGGCTGCCGATCCGGCAGGGCGGTGTAGACGCCGCGCACAGCGAGACCGCCGGGGAAGACCGTCACGGTGATGACGGGCGCCGGCGATTGGGCGACGGACGGCTCAAGCTTCATCTGCGCCAGGATCAGGGCCTGGATCTCGGAGGCGGTCGCGGTTGAGCCGAGCTTGCCGGGCAGGCCCGCCCCGTAGGTCGGATGCCAGATGTAGTCGCCGGGGTTCGTCATCAGCCGGCGCAGCACGCGCTGCTTCGAGCGCGCCGCGCGCGTCACCCGGCCGAGGTCTCCCGTGGGGGAGAGCCCGATGTCGCCGCCCCAGGTCTGGTCGATGTCGGCGAGGGCGGTCAGGTCGGCCATGCGTCACCCCGTCGGCTTGTTGGTGGGCTGCTCGGTGTCGCCGTGGCTGTCGGCCGGCTGGGTGTGGGTGTGCTGGCTGACCGTGTGGCCGCCGTTGAAGGTCCCCTCCCCCGTCGCCGTGAAGGCGCCGTCGTGGTTCCAGGTCCCTTTCGAGGTGATCCCGCCGCCGGGCGCGAGCACGACGTAGGTGCTCGCGTCGGCCTGAAGGTGCAGCGAGCCGTCCGTGGGCAGCTTCACGAACTGACCCGCCTTCTGGACGATCCAGATTTCGCCCTCAGGCACGCTCGGCGGGTGATCGACGTCGTTCGGGATGAACCCGGTGACCCAGCCGACTTCGCGGTCGCCTTCGAGGAAACTCACCGAGGCCATGTCGCCCTGGAACGGCGCGGCGTAGATGCCCCACCCGTTCCCGGCCTGTAGGACCTCGATCGGCAGCCAGCCGGTCTCGAAGTCCTCGGGCTGGATCGACACCTTCACCAAGTAGTTGTCCGGATCGTAGGAGGTCACGAAGCCGTACTTCGGCTTGCCGAGCAGGCCAGCGACCAGCGCGGCCTGGAAGCGCATCTGGTTGAGGTGGCGGCCGGCGCTCATAGGTCGGGCTGGCTTTCCGGATTGTGGTTCTTCGCCGCGACCTGCATCACGTAGCCGCCGTCGAAGCTGATCGAGCGCCGGATGCTGTCGGGGAAATAGGTCTGATCGAACGCCGTCCCGGTGCCAGAGAGCGTGATCAGGTCCGACTTCTTCAGGGCGTTGTCCGCCGGCCCGCGGAAGTTCAGCCGCATCTCGTGCCGGCTGAGGTCGGCGAGGATCTGGTTCGCCTTCTTCTGCGCGCCAGCCGGATCAAGGCCGGGAAAGCTGTAGGTGTAGTTCTGGACGAGGCCTGAGCCCTTGCGGTTCCTCGTCGCCTTGCGGACGATGATCTTCTTGGTCTTCGGGTTCACCGACCTGACCGTCACGGTGATGTCCCGCGCGACAGTCAGGACCCGTGTGGTGTCGATAGTCAGCACCGGCCCGACCGGATACGGGGTGTCGGGGCCTGCCGGCTGGTACTTGAGCGGATAACTCCCCTTGGCCGGCGGCGGCTCGAAATGGAGTTCCTTGCCTGTGACGTAGACCACGAAGCCTTCTTCGCGCGCCAGCCAGGTCAGGAGGTCCCACTCGGTCCGGTCGTCGGTCAGCCGGACCGCGCCGTCCTTGTAGAAGATGCCCGCCTTGGTCGTGGTCGCGGTGACCTTCGGCGTCAATCCCCTGCGGTTCGCCAGGATCGTCGCGATCTGCGAGGCGGTCTGCTGGGGCCACTTCTCCGAGGTCTTGTTGTCCAGGAACGTCGCGGTGAGGTCGCGGCCAGCGAGACGAACGACACCCGAGCTCCATTGGACCGACAGCTCATCGACGCGACCGGAGAAGAGGTTCTCCAGATCGCCAGGACCATAGTTCGCCGGATCGGCGGGGAAGCCGGCGAACAGCTCGACCTCAAGATCGGTCTGCGTCGCCCACCAGTCCGGGCCGCGGCTCGCCGGCAGGCCGTTCAGGGCGAAGTTGCAGGTGAAGGTGTCGGCCAGGAACATTGCGTTCCCGTCCCAGTCCCAGTCCCGCCACCCGGCGATCACCTCGCCGTTGATCCTCGCCAGCCCGCGCGGCTGGCGCAGCTCACCCTGCGCCATGGCCTACTGCAGGACGCCGCCCGTCGATCCGCCCGAAGGCGGCACGAGGATCGTCTTGACGCCGCTCACCACGGGATCGGTGAGACCGTTGGCGGCGGCGATGGTCGCCCATGCCGTCGCGTCGCCATAGGCGTCCTCGGCGATGGCGAACAAGTTTCCCCCGCCGACGGTGACCTGGGCGCCGCTCGCGCCGATGGCGGCCAGGTTGCCCTGCATCCGGCCGACCGTGGCCTGCAGCGAGTAAAGCCCGGAGGCCTGCGACATCGCGTTGAACTGGGCCTCAAGGCTGGCCACACCCGTCGACACCGGATTGTTCGGCAGGACGCCGCCCAGCGTCGTCACCGAGTTCAGCGTGTTCTCGGCCGTGGCGATCAGCGTCGTGACCCGGCTCTGCACCTGGGCGATGGGAGCCAGCACGGCGCTGATCTCGGCCTGCGTCGCCGAGGCGAAGTTCGAGACGCTCGAAATCGCCCCGTCGAGGCTGGTCAGGAACCCAGTGAGGGAGGTGTCGCCGATTTCGTCACCGAGGCCTTGGGCCGTCGTGTTGTCGGCCCCGATCATCTCGTCGACACCGGGCGTCGTGGCAGAAACGTCGGCGGTCAGGACTTCCAGCCTGAGGTTGTACGGAACCTCGTAGAAGCGCTCGAAGTCGTAGCGGAACTCGCGGATCACGACGGTGTCGGAGATGTCCCCGAGCGCCAGGCTGACCGTCGCGCCGGCGAGCCAAAGCTGTTCGATGGCGCGGGCCCGCGTCAGGGCGTCCTTGCCCCGGAAACGGCCGGTCCATTCCAGCGGGGCGCGCGAGGCGCCCATGGCGTCGATGATCCGGCGTCCGCCGATCAGCTGGTGGATCGTGAGGACGTGTTCGCCACCGAATCCGGTGATCCGGTCCGGGACCTCGAAGTCCTGGAAGGCGATTCCACCGAGGGTGAGGGTGAAGTCGGTCATGCCGCGTCGAGCCCGACAGGGATCAGGGCCATGCGCGGGTCAGGCGCCGCCGAGACGCCCCAGGTCGTGCGCTCCATGGCGTCGGCCTGGTGGGCCCAGACGATATGGCCGACCTTCTGGCCGTCCATGTAGGCGTCGCCCTGGAGGGCGGCCTTTTGCACGGTGGGTGGCGCGATGAACCTGGACCCCGAAGGCATGGATGACGGTGTCACGCCTGGCGCCCTCGGAGGCGTCCCCGCGGCCCCTGGCGCCGCTGGCGCAGACGGCGCCGATGCGCCAGCCGCCGGCGGGATCGGCAGGCCACGGCGCTGAAGTTCGGCCGCGATAGCCTTTTCGTCGCCGACCCACTTGTTGATGAAGCGGTTCGCCGTCGGCGCGTCGATCCCGTGGTTCGCGAGCTGGTCGCGGTACGACTTCTCCTGCGTCCTGGCATTCGTCAGCGCGCCGATCAGGTCGATCGGCGTGGCCTGGCCGAGGCCCCGCAGGATGTGGTTGTATTTCCAGCCGGTGTAGATCAGCGCGCCGCCCGTGATCAGCGCCAGCGCCGGCGCGACGACGAGCGAGATGATCCCGGCGACGGCCATGAGGCTCGCGCCGAGAGTCTCCGCGCCGGTGGCGAGTTCGAGGGCTGCGACCTGGGCCGCTTTGGCTGGAGCCGTTAGCGCTGTCAGGCCGACCTTCAGCGGCAGGACGAAGCCCGCGGAAAACGCGGCGGCCATGATCGGCCAAGCGAGCGTCAGCGCGTTGATCGCGCCGGCGAAGAGAAGGACGCCGCCCGCGATCACGGAAAGGATCGAGAGGCCGGCAAAGGCGCCCACGAGGACCTTCACGATCGTCGGGTGTCGCCGCATCTCCGCGCTAAGGTCCCGCAGGACACCGACCAGCATCAGAGAGCCGCGGATGAGGGTCGGCATAATCGAGAAGCCGATCTGGGCTAGGACGTTCTGCCACTGGGCGTGCAGCGCGGCCTCGGCGAGCGTCGGATCGGTTTTTAGCAGCTTCTGGTAGGCCGCATATCCGCCATCCGCCCGGCTGATCGTGAGCTTGTCCCGCTCGTACTGCGCGGCCTTGAAGAACATGTTGTAGGCCGCGAACGCCGCGTTGCGGTTCGAGAACATCGAATTGATCGCGGTCTCGGGCGTGATGTGGCGCTGCGCCGACAGCCGCTCCACCGCGGGCCGCAGATACTGCTGAACCCAGAGGAAGGGGTTCTGCTCGAAGAGCTGCGTGCCGGCGACAGAGCCGGGCTTCATCTGGTACTGACCCGTCGAGGTCTTCACGATGTCGCCGGGCTTGACCAGGCCGCTTTCGACCCAGAGCGGCATCGCCGCCTTGGTCATGCGGCCGTGCATCTGCTGGTAGAGGCTCATCAGGATCGTACCGGCGCTCTGGGCGCCGCCGCCGTGGGCCGTCTTCAACTCCTGCATCAGGGTCGGCAGGTAGTTGTAGGTGAAGTCGTCGGAGAAC